CCTATGGGAACGTGGAAGCATTACGAGCGGTCTCCATCCGGACTGCTCAACGACATATGGGCGACATTCAAGATGGTCGTCAAGGAGCATTGGGAGCAAATCCCTCCGCCGCCTCACGACGACGAATCAATCAAACGCAAGGTCAAGGCACTCGGAGAGTTCGCACGCACCATCGGAACCAAGTCGTTCCTTGACGGTGTGGTGGGACTCTTGCCGACCAACTACAACGACGACGACCTCAAGAAGAAGACGGATGAGTCAAGGCATCTATTCGCCTTTGAGAACAAGGTGGTGGATTTGGACGCACGACCCATCGTCGTGCGAGACATCTTGCCGACCGACTATGTATGCCTCCACGCTGGATACAAGTTCCCACGCACATCCGACCCCGGTGTTCGCAAGGGCATCCACGACTTCCTTATGACCATCTGGGAGAACCGTGAAGACGTTGAGTATGTGATGCGGACTCTTGCCGTTCAACTACACGGCACCAAGAAGTTTGAAGAGTTCTACGTCTGGACGGGACGTGGCGGCAATGGCAAAGGCGTGTTGTCCGAAATCATCAAGCGAGCATTCGGCAACTACTTTCATCCCATCCCGCACGAGATGATTACCAAACGCAATGAACGCAAGGACGCTCCCAATCCGCCTCTCGCCCAGTCAAAGGGCAAGAGAGTCGTCCAAGCTCAAGAACCAGAGATTGACGACAAGTTTCAACCCGGTGTCATCAAGGAACTGACGGGTGGCGATGAAGTGTCGTGCCGTCTCCTCTACGGCAACACCATCCAGTTCCGACCGCAGTTCGGTCTGTTCGTCCAATGTAATGGACTCCCCAAGTTTGCCAAGATTGACGGCGGTGTCAAGCGACGCACCCGCATTATCAACTTCCCCTTCCAGTTCGTGGAGACACCTACTGAGGAGCATCACCGCCCCATCAACAACGAACTCAAGGACAAAATATCCAAGTCTGCTGAGTGGCGTGATGAGTTCATTCTGATGCTGCTGGATGCGTTCCCGAGTATCGGCAGTTCTCTCAAGATGTCCAAGAACGTCGTGCTGGCGACGAAGGACTACCTCACGGACAACGATGCCCTTGCGTCGTGGTTGCCCGCCTACTACGACATCACCGTCAGCAAGACCGACAAGAGATATTGGCTCCCGGCATTAGAACTCATCGCACAATTTAACAATGACAATCCCGATGTCAAGGATATGACTGCCGCCAAGTTCAAGACGCTAATGGAGATGAATGGCGTGCCTCAAGAGCGTGCCAGCAACAACTTCAAGACGAAGGAATACGACATCTACACGAAGGAATGGCGTGATGTGAATCGCAAGGCCGGCAGTTATTATATTGGCATCCAGCGGAAGAATGAGGATGAGTAATACTGCCCCGCCTTCAAGTTTTCAAGATAGACAAGATAGGTAAATCGTAAAGTCCTCCTAAGAGGCATCCATTTTGGGTAGGTCTGAATACTTTACGTTTTGCCTATCTTACCTATCTTATTTTCTCATTGAAGAATAGATATGTCCAAACGCCCCGCTGGTAGAGATGAAGAGCCGGCAAATACAAGACGACGATTGGAGGACGATGAAGGATACTCTGAAGAGTCGTCTGATTCTTCCATAGCCGACTCAATCACGAATCAATGGGAGCAGATACGAGACCTCGGCGGAGCTGACGGAAGGACATTTACATCGGACAAATATGCCGGTGTGTTATATACGTTTATTGCTAAACCGGAAGATGGACTTTACAGAATCGTAGTATCAATGAATGGTCAAACGCTACGAGCAGCAGTATCACTAAAACGAGCCAAAATTGGAAATATAGTAGGTGATTTAGACACTCTGATTGGACCTCAGATGGCAGCGGACGCACCACCACCACCATTAGCATCACCAATGCCATCACCTCCACGTAGTCCTATGAGTGTTGGGAGTGTATCTCCGCCACCCGTCCCTTTCGGCATTCCGTATGAGTTTCAAGGAGAACAAAAAGATTTTGCGGTTAATGTCCCTCTACACAGACAAGACTATGGCTATGGAAAACCTCGCCATAAGAGTAGAATGCCCTACAAACTCCGTAAAGCACCGGGACGACCCTTATATTGGGTAATCGGCGAAGATGGGAAGCACAAATCAAAAGACCCGCTCCCGAAGGAACGGGCAGAAGCACAGATGCGGGCATTATATGCGGCAGAAAACAAGAGTGGGAAAGGCAACGATACACTATCAGCAATGGCGAGAGTAGCCATAGCCAATAACCGTCATAAGAAGGAAGATGCTTACTATCAGAGTTTGGGGGCACTCCCCAAAGCTCCCCTCACAGAAGCAGATATTGAAAGAGACATAAAGAAAGCAGAAGGTGAGATGAAAGAGAAGGCGACTAAAATTCCTCGTGGGTTGTATCCCAATGCGTTGCTCTTTCCATCGCCACTCTCTGGCACTTTTACGATGCCTCCAGTTGAACCGCCTACATCCACTCGTCCCCGTCGCCGCCCACAGACTCGCAAATACCTCGCACCCACTGACTTACCGCCGATAATGGCACAAGATTACGGCTACGGAAAACCACGCAAACTGAAAGGCGGTGGTCCAAAGACAAAAGCACAACGAGATGCGATAAAGGCAGCAGACGCAGAAAAAGCAAGGGTCGCAAGGGCAAAAATAGCAGAAGTCAAAGCGGCAGAAGCCCCAGCAGTCAAAGCAAGAACGATAAGAGCAGCCGTGGTGGATTTTGTGCGGAAATACGGAGAGCCCGAAGAATCAAGCACTCAGCGTAAAATTGGGATGTTCCATACGGGTATCGCAAACCAACACGGAACACGAGTCCGTGCTGCTCTTGCTCCCGCCATACGCTACAATCCCACTGTAAGGCACGGCGATGATGCTCGTGAAGTGGTGGGAAGACCGAGAGTAGCACCCGAACCAGAAGGAGCAAGGGGGACATACGCAGCAAGGGGTCGTGGTAGGTCATCGTCCTCGTCATCGTCCGATAGTGATGTCTCCATCCCCAAGAATGAGTTCGTCAAGGAACACAAGAAACTTGCCCGTGTATTGCGGAAGGGCAGTCGGGCATCGCAGAAAAGCGAGGCAAATGACCAGATGCGAGAACTCCACAAGGTTCTCAAGGGTGCCGGTATTTTTGACTCTATCCTAAAAAAAGGTAAAGAGGCTTTCCGTTCCGTGAAAGAGAAACTCGGTCTTACAATTCGGAATGACTATCCACCCAAAGTGCGGAAACTCCTCGCAGTCAAGGGAGATTTACCAGTCGTGAGCATTGTTGCTCGTAGAGACCCAATCCAGTCAATGCTCAACACCGTCCTCAACATTGCGTCGTTCGGTCAGTGGGACAAGTCCCGTAAAGCAGCGGCCTACGATAATTTATTCCATCTCGGTCTGGAGGTCTCACTCAAACCAGACAACGCATCCCCCGCCGTCCAGAGACTCATCATTGAAAAGAACGCCGTCATCAATATATCCGTTCCATCGGCACCTACTGACAACACGGAAGTCTGCCCCATCGTTCTCCAAGAACCCACCACCATCAACAAACTCTTGGAGGGAGCAAAGAAGGTGCTTGCCAACGATATGTTCTCGTATGACGCATTCAAGAACAACTGCCAAGATTTCATTATGGCGATACTAACTGGTAATGGTCTGGCAACACCCGAATCAACTGCGTTCGTCAAGCAACCCATTGAGAAAGTTGCCTCCGAATTACCATCCATAACGAAGACGATAGCAAAGGGTGCTACAGATTTGGGTGCGGTTGTGGATAGATTCACACAAGGTGCGGGACGGGCAAACTTCCATCTTCTGCGTGGAGGTGATGTTGGCGATGCCCCCCAGAACGACCGTGATTTACTTACGACGGTCTATAATGCCAAACCCGTTGATGAACAAGCCATCGCCAAACAATCTGCCGAATCCATCGGTAAGACCCTTCAGACTGCCCAGAAAGGCGTTGCCAACACTCCTCAGCAATACGCCAAACGTAAGAAGGCAATGGAACTCCTCAATGCCAATCGGGTGTCATCGGGAATGCCCGCACTCGTCGTTCCCACCTATGAGGACTATGCCGCCGACTTCAAGAACAAGGAGGGTGCCCGTATGAGCGGTGTGGATACGATGAATAAGAACATTGTGGCCGAAGCTCCCAAACTCATTGAGGGACACGTTGAGAATGCCAAAGACCCAGAGATGTATAGTCCATTGAACCCCGACGCAACGCTCGTGAAACCCGGCGTGAAGAAGCAATTGATGCGACGTAGCGAGATTCAGAACCTCATTATGGAATACAATCGCAAGTGGGGCGAACGCAACCCCGCCGGTCAGTTCTTCAAGCAACTCAACCAAGCGTTGATTGCGATTGGAGATGCCGGTGTGTCATCGGGTATCGTTGATAAGTTCCCCTTTCTGGGACCAATGCTCTCAGAGGCATACAAGAATTTCGCCCCACCGGGTTCAAAGTTTGCGACGGGTGCGGGTAAAAAAAAACGAGAAATTTTACGACGCAACTCGCAGAGGCGGGAATGACACCGTCGTTCTACCTTAAAGAGGCACAAAGACGAGGGAAAAAGTTCGGCTACAAAGGATTAGAGTTTAGCGACGACACGACGCACAAACTTCAGATAAGAGACCCAAAGGGGCGTTTGCGTCGTTTCGGTAGAGTTGGGTATGGAGATTTCTTGATATGGAGTCATATTGAAAAGGCTCAAAAAGCACCGAAGGGGACTGCGGACGCAAAACGGAGGACATTCCAAGTTTCCCATCAGAAGATTCGGGGAGATTGGAAGTCGGACGATTATTCCCCGAACAATCTTGCGTTGCGGGTGTTGTGGTAAGTGCTGAGTTCAACATTACGATACTATTCTGTTTCGGAAACTCCGGAAGAGAATAATATTTCTGAAATGTGGCGATGTGTTCCATTAGTTTAGTTTAGGATTAGATTTTTAGACGTAGAGGATTTCCCACGTATAGACACCGCCCGCTTCAGCAGCAAATGAAAAATGGTCTCCCGCAACAATAGAACCAGCAACCACGTGTGCTGCGACACCGCCCGCCCCAGCGGCACTCGCACCCGTCAAAGTGAGACGGACGAGTGAATTGGCGGTAAGACGGGAAAGAGGGGTTGTCGGGACTTGGACTGGATAACCCGGAACAGTGCCGTCATATGGCGGAGGGACTACGGCAGCATTACCAGCACCCCCGACTTGGACACCGCCCGGCACACCGATGGCATAACCGTAATCAACGCCCAAAACATAACTGAGCGGCTTACACTGAGTTGCGGGCTGAGAGAGAATCGTAGGAATCCCCACACTGCCGTTAGCCGATACACCAAATGCGTGAGCAAGAGCACCGTTAGTGATAGGAATCGGAGCGGGTGCCGGATTTGATTGACAAACAACGACAAGATTCTGCGAAGGTGTGCCTTGAACCGCAATTGACCAAGGCTGAGAACCCACTACATTCGGGACTTGCTCAAGGCCAATCTGAGCAGCACTCAACGAAGCCGCCGAGACGTTCGTAATCGCCGAAATCGCACCAGACGACTGAAGAGCATCACAAACAAGCGTCTGAGCACTGCTCGCAATCAGAGGACTCGTCGTATCGGTGGGCAACTGCTGGGCTACAACTTTGCTCGCCATCTTATAACTTTGTCTGCGATTTTATTTTCGGATTACATAAGTCGGGCACTCATTCCTCCTCGCTTCCCCGAACCGACACTCGGGCGACCGGCACCCCCGCCGGCACCCATATGGACACCGCCATCCTTGCTACCGAAATGCTCCATCGCCGCCTTGCCCAGAGAACCTATCGTGGAAGCGTGCTTGCCGAGAAACGCTGGAAGACGCTTCATCGCCGTAGCAAGACTGCCCAAGAGACCACCACCCACATACCGCTTGAGTTCAGACCGGGTGCCGCCCATCGGGGCGAGCGGGGCAGAGATGATGTCTTGCTCGGAGAGGACACCCTTGATGATGCGGGACGAACCACGAATGGACTCAAAGAAGCCCGAGTTCGCCGTGATGACGAACAACTGCGGGGATACAACGTCCGTCTGCGACGTGTTCTTGACCGTGATGTTGAACTGGAAGGTGAAGTTGCCGACCAACGACGGGGCTTGACCCGTCTGGAGTGTAATGTCTTGCGAAGGCTTGAGGACGAGCAGACCGCCCACGAGAGCGGAACGACCCGTCGCCAGACCGCCTTGCGGGTTGCCCCCAACATCGCCAATCTGGAAGGCACCGCCCATATGTGCCGAACCCACCCACGTGTTGAAGTCCATATCCAGACCGTTATGGACAGACATAGAATACAACTGCTCAGCCGTCTGCGACGACAGAAGACCCGAGAAGTTGTCAAAATTCACCGTAAGGGGCGAACCGGCACCATCGGCACTCGTGGCGAGGGGCAGATACCAATCTGCCTCGTTGGGCTGATACGTCGGGGGTTTGACATAGATGATGAAGAGGTCTGGAATCTGGGGGAGCGTAATCGTCTGGCTCTGGAGCTGCTGAATCCCACCCGCCGGGACTGTGAGACCTTGACTGGACGTGATGTAGCGGGGGAACTCCATATACGGAACAACCGACTTGGGCGGCAGAGGGACATCCAGCGACGGCGTGAGGAACTGGACATTCACACGAGAGGTCTGGAAGGGCGAAGAGACAAGAGAGTTGTATGCGAGACCGGAGAATGTCGCACCATAGGCACTCGTCGTGCGAAGGATACGGGCACCCGTCTGGAAACCCGGTGTCTGAAGATTCATAATCAACTGGATGTTGTTAATGCCGAAGAGCCCCGTGTCCCACTCGTGGCAGTCCGAGAACGTGAAGGGTGAAAGGATGAGTTTCTCCGTAGAACCCCAGCGGATGTAGTAAGGGAGGGCGGCCGTGAGGGAAGAAACAAGTGTCCAAGTGGCTGCTACGCCGGGAACATCCGCCGCAGCAGAACCCGTTGAAAGCCACGACGACCCCGCATACTGGACGAGGGAACCAGACGCATACACTTGGGCTGCCCACAGAGCGGGGGCGACGGGCATACCCTTCCGGGACGCATAGGCGGCACCCGCAAAGGCGGGCGTGGAAACCGGGACGGCACCCGGCGACCAAGTATCACCAAGAGGAGCACCCGTCGTGTTCGTAAAGACGAGGTTATACCACGCACCGTTGCCGATGTTGTCGTAGTCCGTCGCCGTGTCATATCCGCCCAGCGGGTTATTCACCGCACCCGCACACGAGTCATACGAGCGATACTTATCAAGCATCGTCGGGCACGTCCGCTGAAGGCGATTCGCCTTAGAGTCCGTCAGACGCATCACCTCACGCATCACGTCTTGCGAGTTGATGACCGTTGTCGTGTCGTTAATCGTCGCCGTGAGCGTGGAGCAGAGAGAATTGAGCGGGAACGAGCAAAGGGCGAAATCACGGCCGGGGCAGACCATCGGAGCACCCTCCGCACGGACAACGGCGATGGCGGCATTGAACTGGTTAAAGACCGTAGATGACCACTCCATACCCCTATCCACGAACACGTTCTCCGAAGGCACATAGATGTTGTAGGTGTGCTGGGCGGCAGTGGCGGAGATGGCGGAGAAGGGGGCATTCGTCAGAGAGAGGGCACCCTTCTCAACGGCATATCTCGGGCGGGACTGAACAATGCGGGAGTCAAACACGGCGAGCTTCTCAATATCTGCCGACATCTTATAACTTTGTCTGCGATTTTATTTTTCAACGATACTCCGTTTTTCTGGGCGACGTTTTCTTGCGAAACATAACCTTGAGGCTGACAGACGACAGATTGAACATATAGATGGGATTGAGGGAGTTGTCCAACCGGTTCTTCCAATAGACTTGGATGTCAATGCTCCGAAGTTCCGTGTTCGTCTGGAAGTCCGAAAGGCGGTATTCGGCCGTTGGACTATACAGAAGGAACTTACGGTAAGCGTCTGCTCCCGCAACTCCAGCACCCGTATCCACACAGATATCCGTGATGATAGGCTGGAACGCCGCTTGGACGGTTGCCGTAGAGTTGCCAAGATTGCCCGCACCGAGAATGTTCGGGGCACTCACATCTTCTGTCTGGACTCCCAGAAGGGTTGAAGTGAAGACGAGCGAGGAGATGGGCGACCAGAGAGAATCCACCGACGACTGGTCTTGCGTCGCCAACCAATAGACTCGGTTCAACATATTCGGCACCATCGGAGTTCCGTCCGGGTTCAGTGGATTGTATCCATTCGGAGGAACACCGCTCACATACGGAGCAACTCGGAAGTCCGCAATATTCTGGAATGCCTTGTTCGTGATGAGGATTTCGTTCGTGTATCCGTCGGGCAACGAGGGAATGTTGAAGTAGAGATTGTTGATGTTGGAGATGAGACCAAACATATTGGCGTTGAAGAAGAGGCGGGCACGGGGCGGAGTGGGGAGACCCACAATCGGCAACGCCGGGAGTGTAGGAGTGAAGGTCGTCAGACGAGTGCCGAAGACGGCACTATCGCAATAGATTGTGAAGACGTTCGTGGCCTCGTCCAGATAGAGGACGGGCGGGTATCCCGCAAAATTACAGAAGTCGCCAAAGGTGGGATACGGGAAGGTATATCCTATTAGGGCGGTGCTGGCAGAGAAGGCGGCATAGAGAGCCTTGTAAGTGTCTTGATAGGCACACGTGGAGGGGGCACCGGGACCGGAGGCCAACTGTGTCGGGTCAAACATCGTCTGATTCCATAAATCCACAAAGTGGGCATAGGTATAGACCCAGTAGTAGCGGGTTGAAAGGTCTTGCGGTTGGCCGAGGTCTGCTGAAACGCCAGCCCAGAAGGGACTGGTGTTCGGAGAGACACCTACTGGTGGTGCCAATGACCAGACGGGTGATGTAAGACTCGGGGTCTGATTTGGTGCGACGGCTGCTACTGCTAACCACACTAAAGAGTTGAAACTTACGGCAGAACCCGGCGGATACGAGAGTTGGTAGTTGTATGCGGGCTGATTCCGGACTTGATAAAACAACGTTCCAAGACTCACAATATCGTCTAATGTGTATTGGCGGGTCGCATCCCAGACTCCGAGAAAGTTGGCATTCGCAACCGTGCGGGGCGTGGGAGCAAGGATGGGATTCTGCGTCTCCGTCTGATAGTTGATGTAGCGGGATAGAGGATTTACCGAAATATTTACCGTCTGGATTGCTGAGGAGAACTGCTGACTGAACGGCACCGCCATTGAATAGACCGTGAGATTGACATCCGTCTGACCCGTGCCGTTCTGAATCTGGGGGATGAAAAGGGGCAAGTCTCGGTTCGCACCGTTCATCGTGAAACGAATGATGGAGAAGTGATAGTCCTCCGTATTACTGATGATGGGAGCTTGACGAGTCTCGTTAAACCGTATCTGGGGGTCAATGACGACTTGACCATTGATAAAGTTGTCCGTCTCGTTGTTAATAATGTCGCAGTTGTAATAGACGTAATCGGGACTCGCATCATCGCCTATTTTCTCTACACTACTTGTGAAAGTTGCCATCCTATCCTATACTGATGTCAGATATTTTTTAATGCTCCTCACTTCCGTAGTTTGTCGTAGGTCAGTTTGACGACGAATTCATCCGGCGACATCCCACTCTTCTTTATCATTTTGGTGTATTGGTTCAGTGAGAGTTTGTCATACAAACACCGGACGACGGCGTGGCGACCACACGTAGTTATATTGGTGTTATCCTCTTGGAACGGAGTGATATTGTAGTATATGGGACGAGCCGCTTTCCGTAATAGTTGAGTAAGGTAAGGTTGCCGTTCATCCATCTGTCTGAGTAGGGCGGGGTCTGCTCCCTTCTTCTGAGCATCGGGGACTTCCCCATACGGGTCAAAGAACTCAATGCCCTTTTTACTTTTGAGTAGGCAACACCAGTGTCCGCTCGTCGGCGAAGAGGTCAAGAAGAGCAATATACACCGTCCTCTATCATCAAACGCTTCGTCAATACTATCCATATCGGCAAGTTCTGGATAGGTAATAAGACTGACACCACTTCCC